ACTATTCACAAGTTTTTGAATTTTTTTTTGGACTTTTTTTCGATTTGTTTCGTTATTTATAGTAAAGACAAGGGGGATATATTATTTCTTATATGGAGAAACCGATGAAGTTGAAAGATTTAAAATTTTATAAATCTTTTGATGAAAGTTCACTTACAAATACTAAATGGTTTGAATATAGAGTTATTAATGAAATTCAGTCTTTATATTTATTTATTGATTGTTTTGATGAAGCATTTATGAATTTTTCCTATAGGAATGGGGTTAAATATTATTGGATTGCAAAAGACCTTGAAAAAGGGCTTGAACATAATTGGAAGTATTTTAATATATTTATGGTTTTAAGGCAATTTTGCGATGCAAATACAATTAAATATTGTGATTTTTGGAATTTAATGTTTTTATTAATTAAAGAAAAAAATATTAAATTTAAAGTTATACAGCCACACTTATTCACTTCTAAATTTTTAAAGGAAGCTTTCATTGAGAAATATTTTAGATATTATGAAAAAATAATTGCAATTGCTGATATAAAGATAAAAAAGTATTCAAATACCGAAGTACAGAATGCCTATATCGAGCATTTATTAGTAAGTATAAAGAAGTTATATCCTAATAATTATCTTGATATTATTCAAGAACAACTCAATGAGGGAGAAATCCCAAAAGACTATTTTTTGTCTTGACACATTCAACCAATTAATTACTTTATAACGTAGCTAACAAAAAAAGAAAAATAAGAGGTGTTTTATGATGATTGACGATATTTTTGAAATGAAGGTGTTGGCAAATTTAAAAAGGGTTCAAAAGTTTGCCAATATAGCTTCTCAATATATCAAGCCAGGTTATTTTGAGTCTGAGATTAGACACAATTTATGTAAAATATTTGTAGATTACACAAAAAAGTATCATACAAATATCAACGATTTTGCCTTTGCGCAAATAATTAAAAAATTATATGAAGATAAAAAGATAGATAAAGAGAGGATAGAATATTATGTTGAATTATACCAAAAGCTTGATAGTTATGATATTTCAGATTCTGACTTTATACTTGACAATTTAATAGATTTTATAAAGCACAAGGAATATAAAAAAGTAATAGAAGAGGCTATAACAAAATATTTGCCACAAAACAATCTTAATGAGCTTGAAAAAGAACTATCCCAAATATCAAATATTAGCGCAACCCCGAAAGCAGAGCCCTACGACTATTGGGCAAAGATTACAGAAAGAACTGAAAAGAGAGAGGAAGAGTTGCTTTGCAGAAGTGTTGGGATTACTACTGGGATAAAGAAGCTTGATGACGCGCTTTATAAGAACGGATGGTATAATGGTGAATTATACGTTATTGTTGCTCCACCAAAACGTGGTAAATCTATGTCTTTAATTTGGTTTTCAAATGTTGCAAGCTTAGTTGGACTTAATGTTGGTTATTGGACTCACGAGGTAAGTGCAGATATTATAGCCGATAGACTTGATGCTTTAAATACTGAAACTAAAATTAAACTTCTCAAAACAAACGCAAAAGATGTAGAGAAGAAAATAAATCAATTGTCAAATAATAAGGGGAAGATATTTATATTTGACTACCCAACAAATACTTGCTCTGTAAATCAAATTAGAGAGGATATAAAGAAATTGGAAATACAAGGGCATAGATTAGATATGGTTGTTACGGATTACGCTGATATTATGCGTCCAAATTATCGGATTGGGGATAAGTGGCAAGAAGAGGCTTCTATTTATATTGATTTGAGAGGATTGGCAAAAGAAAGGCAAGTTCCTGTGTTGACTGCTTCGCAAGTTACTAAGAGCGGGTCAAACAAGGAACTGACAACTGGTAGTGACTCTGCTGGTAGTTGGGACAAAATTAAGATAGCTGATTTAGTTTTAACTATTAACGCAACAGAAGAAGAGAAACAACAAAATAAAGCTCGTTTAAATATATCTGAAAATAGGAATGGTGAAAGTAGGGTTATAACAATTAATACCGCTTTAGAAGAGGGCAGATTTTACAAAGGATTGGTGAGCTCTATATGAATTTTATAGACTATATTGTTAGAAATTATAATCACAAGTTTGTTGGGGATGGAAGAGAAATACAAGTCTATCATTGTCCGAATTGTGGTAGAGATAAATATGATACAAGAGTGTATTTTAGCGTAGAAACGTATTTAGGGTTTTGCCACCATTGCCAAACAAAATTTACGGCTATTACTTATATTATGAAAGATAAGGGCTTGAGTTTTAATCAAGCCCGTAAATTTTTAGATGAGTTGGATAATGATTTTATTATTGATGTAAATTTAAATAACGATAGTCCTACAATTGACTGTAAAGATGATGTTTTGTTGCCTCCAGATATGGTAAAGGCATTTAATAGCGAAAAGGCAAGGAGATATTTATTGTCACGTGGGGTTGATGAGCAACTTAGCGAAAAGTTTAGGATTAAGTATTGCCCTTATAATCTCACAATTGGCGACAAAGTTTTCAAAACTGCAAATAGAGTGCTATTCCCAATTTACAATATAGATGGAAAATTAACATCTTGGGTTGCAAGGTCTATATATAGTAATGTAGTTCCAAAATATCTTTTCCCAATTGGGTTTAAAAGTGCAGAGCACTTATATAATATTAATAATATTACTGATGATAATTATATAATACTTTGCGAAGGAGTTTTTGACGTTATTGGATGGGTTAGAGCAGGAATAGATAACGCTGTTGCAAGTTTTGGCAAGAAGTTTTCTGATGAACAGTTGAAAATATTATTAAAGCTTAAAAAAGATAATTTATTTATAGCATTTGATAGTGACGCAAAGAAGGAAAAATATGAGCTTGGAATGAAGTTGAAAGATTATTTTAATGTAAGAATAGTGGACTTTGACGGGAAAGACAGTGACGAATTACCAAAGTCCACCTTAAATAATTGCCTTTTAAATGCACGCCCCACCTCTTTAGATATATTGCTTTAATCAGTTGTCAAGAGAAATTGTTCAATCCTATGTAATATTTTTCAATTCGTATACAAAAATATATTGCAATTTACTTATGTACCTATATATTTAGGTTTAATCAATCAACAAGTCAATAGATTTTGTTGGTAAAAAAAGGAGAGATTTATGGAGAATAAGTATAGTATTGACACTTTGAGAAGTGTGGCAAGAGGTCTTAGTGATACTTACGACGTAGAAATTATATTTGCTGGGACTGTTCCTAAGACAGACGGCAAAATAATTTATCTACCTTCTTATGATGATATTAGAGAGAACGAATGGTTGGCTATAAGAGGCTACATAGACCACGAAGTCGGGCACATTAAATATAGTTTTGACCGTGAAGCGTCAAGCTTACTAAGAGATTATATGAGAAAGTATGGCAAATTATTTACAAGTTTGGCAAATATCGTTGAAGATTTTAGGATTGAAAGATTAATGTCTAACAACTATTTAGGGTCTTTTGTTAATTTTGAGCGAGTTACCAACGATATTGTTGAAGAAATGATTAAAAAGGGTGAGATAAATATTCTTAGTGGCTTAGATTTATATATTAGGCTTTTTTATAGTGGTTATAAATTAATTGTGTTTGAAGAAAATGAGGCTTTTTTAAATAAAATAAAGAATGAGATAGAAGACTTTTTCGGAGTGGAGCTACTCAATAAAGTCCCAACTGTCGTGAGTGAGATAGATGCTATTGAGCTTGCTTTAGAATTTTATAAAATCTTGCAAGAAAAGTTAGAAGAACAAGATAAAGAAGAACAACAAAATGAAGAAGATTATAATAATAGAGAAGATACTGAGGAAGGTTGCAATTGCGAAGAAGGGGATAATGAAGAGAGTAGTGAAGAAGAAGGCGGAGATGGCGGGGAAGAAGAAAGCAATGAAGATTGTGAAAAAGGCGGAAAAGGTGGGGGCGAAGGTTCAAATGAAGAAGAAGGCAAAGAAAGTGAAGATGGAAATTTTAATAGGCAAGAAGATAGTAAAGATACTGAAAAAGAAGAATGTGAGAGTCTTTACGAAGAGGTGCAACCAGAAAAGGTAATTCTTGATGTATACGGACAAGATGATGCGTCTAATTTAAATGTAACAAAAAATAAGAGTATTGCCGAAGAAGTATATAATGGGCTTATAGTGGAGTTTGCAGAAGGTGTATTTAATAAAATACGTGAATATTTGGAAAGTGGGGGAAAAGATAGTTATACTGTTGCCACGAAAGACTTTGACTTATTGCTTAAAGTTCCACAGCAAAAGAGTTTGTCACAATACAAAAGAATTAAGCAATCTATTCCTGTGTCAAATTCCGAAAGGCAAAAGTTAGTAAACTTTTTTATATCCCAAAAGCTTTCTCGTTGGGAATATGAAAAGGAAAGTGGAAGAGTTGATAATAGAAGACTTAGCAGTTTGAGCGTTGGCAACAAGTTTATTTTTAAGACAAAGCAACCGTCGAGAAAAATTAATACTGCTGTTACGTTGCTTGTAGATTGTTCTGGCTCTATGGATGGGTATAAATTGAAATGTGCTATTGCTGGGGCTATTGCTATGTCCGAAATTTTTAATTCTGCTGGGGTTAATTTTGAAATACTTGGATTTACTGATTTTTATACTGATTTTTATACTGATTTTTATACTGATTCTTATTTTAGGCTGTTACAAAATAATGATATTATTGAGGCTAATCCTCAAATTAAATTTGAAGCTTTGCGCAAAAAATTTATGGATTTCTTATACACAAAGAATTTTTTAAATTGTAGAGAGTTCTCAAGGCAAAGTCACTTGCTTTTATGGGAGTTTAAGTCTTTTAAAGATATGTATAATGCAAAAGTGCAAAAGAGGCTTGCTTATGCCGCAAATTCTAAATTTTCACAATATTGTTATTGTAACGTAGATGGGGAGTCTATTGAATATGCCCATAGTAGACTGCTAAAGCAATCTGCTCAAAGAAAGTTTTTGTTTGTTTTGAGTGACGGAGCTCCAGCAGTTGGTGCGGGGGATAGTGAAAAAACAGTAATACACACTAAAAAGGTTATTGAAAGTATAGAGCAAGCAGGAAAGGTAGATATATTTGGGATTGGCTACGAGAGTAAAAACGTTATGAATTTTTATAAAAACTATACAATTATAAGAGATGTTTCTCAATTCCCAAAACAACTTTTAGAGCTTATGGAAAAAACTTTATAAAAGACTTGAAATTGTATATATTTTTTATATATTAGTTAAATCAAGTAATTGATATTGTAGCAAAATAAAAAAAAGATAAGGAGAAGATTTTATGTCAAAAGTAAGGTGCAAAGAGTGTGGTTTTGAAGCTTTGGATATTACCAAACATTTAGAGAAAGATTGTATTGGGGTTGAAAGGTATTTGGGTAAATATGGTAACGATTTGTCTTTAATTATGAACGAAATAAAGGCAAATAAATTGTTGGCTGACAATAGAAAGAAAACTTTTGATACCGTTAGGAAGATTTTTGGGGCTGGTGATACAAACTTGGAAGTCCCAATTTTTGAGAAGCCTGCAAAAACTACTCCCGTTATTGACGATAATTATGTTTTTAGCGGGGATACTTTAAATTTACTTATGTATGCAATTAAAAATCCTTCCGAGAAGGTGTTGCTTGTTGGTTCTACTGGTAGTGGAAAATCCACTATTATAGAGCAAATAGCCTCAAGACTTAATTATGGGTTTTATAGAATTAACTTTGACAACGAAATTACCAAGTCCGAATTAATTGGACAATGGACTGTTCAAGGGAAAGAGATGAAGTATCAATACGGGGTAATTCCAAAGGCTATGTCTGAGGGGGCGATTTTACTTATAGACGAGTGGGATTGTGCTCCTGCTGGGGTTGCTATGGTTTTGCAAGCGGTTTTGGAAGGCAAGCCTTTAAATTTAAGTGATACTAATGAAGTTATTTATCCTCACCCTGATTTTAGGATTTTTGCAACTTCAAATACTGCTGGGCTTGGCGACGATACTGGATTGTATCAAGGAACTATGCCACAAAATTTTGCACAACTTGATAGATTTACTATGGTTGTTAAGTTTGATTATCAATCAAAGGCTGTTGAAAGAAAAATACTTAGCAAAAATAAAGGGATTTTGAGTGATACAGATATTGATAGAATATTAGATTTAGCTGGATTGATTAGGAATGCCCACAAAAAGGGAGAATTGTTTGCGACTATATCAACAAGAACTTTGTTAAATATTGTTGATAAAGCCAATTTATTTAATGGCGATTTAGATAGTGCTTTTACTTATGCCTTTTTCAACAAGTTAAATGATGGTGATACAAGTGTTATTAAAGAATTTGTGCAAAGAGTTTTTGGTTCTGATAAGCCGTCAATTTACCAAGAAGAAGTTGGCAAAGATTTCGAGAGTGGGACAATAGAGGGAGATAATTGTGATGAAGAAAAAAGCACTAAAGAATTTATAAATGCTTTTGGAAATAAAAATACCTTTTAAAATTATTTTGGGGAGGATAATTTGATGGAAACACTAATTGCTGAAGTGCAAAAGTTTAGGATAGATGGCGTCCCATTTGAGGCGTCCGTCTATCCCTTGATTGTAAAGTATGCCAAAAAGTATTCTAAAAAGAACGGTTATATAAATCTTGAGTATGAGGATTTAATTTCTGAGTTTTATTTGGTTTACGTGGATATGGTAAATAGCGGAAAGGAAATTGAATATGGGGGAGACAATAAGCTTGGGGCTTTAGAGGCTTATTTAGCAAAGTCTTTTTATGCAAGAACGATTGACTTATTGCGAAAGCACAATAGCGAAAAGACTAAACAAAAAGAGTTTATAAGCGCAAATAAGGGCGGTAGTAACGTTTATAACCCTTTTGATAGTGTAGACGTTTTAAGCGATATAGAAAAAAATTTAAGTGAAAAAGAGAAAAAAGTTTTGCAAAAATATTTGTTTGATGAGGAAGATAAAAATATGTCAAGGTCTAATTTTTTTCGGACTTTGAGTTTAATAAGAGCAAAGATTAAAAAAAGATATGGAGGTGTAATATGAAAAGAGAAGAGTTTAAAGAGGAAGTAGGAAATGTAAAGAATATTATTAGTAGGATATTTGCCGAAGGCGAAAGTGATGAAGTTGTTAATTTAAGTTCAATATTAGGTGAAGAAGATGAAGACGAAAGGTTAAGTGTAGTGAGTAGCAACGAGGATGAAGAGCTTGACCTCTCAATGTTGGGAATAAAAAAGGAAGAGCCAATAGTTAAAGCTGTAAGTGAAGATAATATTGTAAATAATACTACTGTTGAAGAAGAAGTTGAAGATGAGCCAAAAGCGGTTAAGCCAAAAAAGGTAGTAAAAGCTCCGAGTAGTGAGAGTGCTGACCCGTTTATTCCTAATGATAAACTTATTAATTGTGTTGTTGGGAGCGAGCCAATTAATAAAGATGGGCGTCCCGTTTGGACTTTTGATAAGGTGTTAAAAGCTATTGACTGGTCGAGATTAGTTCCAATATCTCAAAGGGACGAGGCTATAGAGTATGCAAAAGAGGTGTTAATGGATATTTTAGATAGACGTCCCGTAAGATGGTCGAGTGGCAGAAGTGACGCTTTAAGTATTAAAAGTATAGTTTACAATTTCTATACTGACAAGAAGCTTGCAAGCAAAATCAACGGCAATATAGGAATTGCCCTTGAGCTTGCTGGGTATATTAAAAGAGAAAAAGGAAGCGTTTTCTTAGAATGGTTGGTGTAATATGATACACTTGCACGGACATTCTCACTACTCCGTTTTAGACGGACTTGGTAAGGTTGGAGATATAGTTGCAAGGGCAAAAGAAATAGGTGCTCCTGCAATAGCAATTACCGACCACGCCTCAATTAGTTGTGCAATAGAATTTGACAGAATAGCCAAAGAGAATGGCATTAAGCCACTCTTTGGCGTTGAGTTTTATGTTGTAGATGACGAAGTTCCATCAAAAAGTGAGAAAAGGTATCACCTTATTGTGCTTGCTAAAAATTATGATGGGGTAAAGTCTATTTATAAAATGCTGTCTAAGGCAAATCAGCAATTTTATAGGCGTCCAAGAATTACAATAGATGATATATTTAAGTTTGAGAATTGTGTTATTTCTACCGCTTGCTCTTCTGGGATTTTAGCGAGAAACGACTATATGGAAATTGCAAGCAAATTACGACACACTTACGGGGAAGACTTTTATGTTGAAATTATGCCCTTTTCACTTTTTGAGGGAGAAATAGATGTAGACTTAGACCAAAACTTAGATTTACAAAGACTTGTTAATGAGAGAGCTTTAGAAATAAATTCTAAGCTTGGAGTAAAACTTATTGGGACAAATGACTACCACTACGTTAGAAAAGATGACGCTTATACTCACGATATTTTATTGGCAATACAAAGTGGCAAAACTTTAGACGACCCTACAAGATGGAAATTTAATTCCGACCAAATGTATATTAAAGATATTGAGGAGATGGCTAAGGCTTTCAAAGAGCTTGGGTATATCCCAAAGAAAAAGATTGAAGAGGCTTTAACAACCCCTTTTGAGATTGCTGATAAGTGTAATGTTGAGTTCCCAAATTTTACTGTTGATTTACCAACTCCTTATCCTGATAGGGATGATAAAGAGGTTTTTACGGCTTTAATATCAGAAGGGTTTAATAAACTTGCTTCAATTGTAAAAGAAGATGATTTGGCTAAATATCAAAAACAATTGCTTTATGAAATTGAAGTTATTAATAGACTTGGAGTTTTAAGGTATTTCTTAATAGTTGCTGATATTGTGAATTGGGCTAAAGCACAAGGTATTGAGGTTGGCGCAGCAAGAGGCTCGGCTGGTGGCTCTTTGGTTGCTTATCTTCTTAATATCACGCAAATAGACCCAATTAAACATAGTTTATATTTTGAGAGATTTATGAACCCAGAGCGTATAGACTTGCCAGATATTGATATAGATTTTCAAGATAATAGAAGGCACGAAGTTTTTGACTATATCAAAAGAAAGTATGGGGAGCAAAACGTAGCACATATATCAACGTTTGGGTATTTACTTCCAAAGAACGCTTTTAGGGATGTATGTAGGGTGTTTGGGGTTAATATTCAGCAAGTAAATATTTTAAGTAAGCAAATAGAGGGCATTAATAGTTTTGACGAAGTTCCTGATTTAATTGCTTTTGGTAAAAAATATCCGCAAGTTATAGAGCAGACAAAAAAGTTAATAGGGACTATTAGACAAGTTGGGGTGCACGCAGCAGGAATTGTTATATCAAGCCAACCTATTAATAATGTCGGCTATTTTGAAAGAAGAGGGAGTAATGGAGAGGAAATATTTGTTGTAAATTGGGATAAGAACGTTGCCGAATACGTGGGATTACTTAAAATAGACGTATTGGGGCTAACAACGCTTACAACGTTAAATAAGACAAAAGAGCTTGTTAAAAAGAGGTATAATAAGGAAATAGATATATCTAAAATTGATATAGAAGACGAAAAGCCTTATGCACTTTCTAAGCACGGCGCTACAGTTGGTATCTTCCAATTTGAAGGCGATACAATGAGGAGTTTGCTTAGAGCTTTAAGTGCGGATAATTTTAACCTAATTACTGACGCAACAGCCCTAATAAGACCTGGAAGTTTTTCTTCTGGGCAAACTGATTTTTACGTGAAAGTGCAAAGAGGCGACGAATATCCACACTATGATGTCCCACAATTAAAGCCGATACTCGAAGAAACAAATTCGGTAATGGTATATCAAGAGCAGATTATGAGGATATTTGTTGAACTTGGCGGATTTAGCTGGGCTCACGCCGATAAGATGAGAAAGATTATAGGGAAGAAATTGGGCGAAGATGAGTTTAACAAGCATAAGGGTGACTTTATATCTGGCTGTGTAGAAAGAGGAATTGACGAAAATGTTGCTTCTCAAATCTTTGAGAAGATGGCTAAGTTTGCGTCCTACTCTTTTAATAAGGCTCACGCAGTTGGATACTCTTATATAAGCTATTATTGTATGTTCTTTAAATATTACTTCCCGCTTGAATATATGTGTGCGTTGCTCACTACAGCTATAGGGAATAGTGATAATGTGGAAAAATATGCGAAAGAAGCTAAAAAGCTTGGAATTGAAATAGAGTTGCCAGATATAAATAGGTCTACAAAAGAGTTTGTTATTGACTATGAAAAGAAGACGCTTATCCCGCCATTTAGTGTAATTAAGGGTTTTGGCGATTCTGCTGTTGAAGCAATAATAGATGAGCGCAATAAGGGTGGAAGCTTTTTAAGTCTTGGAGATTTTTTGAATAGAATTAATAAAGTCAAAGTTAATAAAGCAAAGCAACAAGCTTTAGTTGATGCTGGGGCTTTTATGCACTTGGGGGAAGGCTATGGAAGTCACAAAAGGTTGACTGAGCTTTTGCCGTTTTTTAACGAAACGCCGACACTTAAACTTGAGCTACAAAGATTTGATGTCAAGGAGCTTGGCGCTACTTTAAGCGGTGTGGCAAAGTATTTTCAAGATGATGGATTGCCGTTTCTTAACCCATATCTTGGAGCTAATTATAGTGGCTTAATGTTTATAAATAACGCACCAAAGTCAGAAACTGAACACTTTAGTTATGATGGGACTAAATATCTATTGAAGGCGCTTGATAATATTGGGATTAAAAAATCGCAAATATATTATACAAGTTTATTAAAACATTGCTTTTACAATTACAAAGAGGAGATGCCAAAAGACTATCAAGCTTTGTGTAAAGAGGTTTTATTAAAGGAGATTGCAATAATAAGACCTAAATTAATTGTGAATTTTTGTAGCGATATTATAGCTGATTTGCACCAAAAGGATAAGATGTCAAATCTTGTTGAGAAAATTATTTATAATAAAACTTTTGACGCTTATGTGTTGTTTTCTTGGAGTCCCCAATTTGCTTCTTATAGGGGCGGGGAAATAGAAGAAAGCTTTAATAAAACTATGCAAATTATAAAAGAAATTTACAATATTTAAAAATTTTTTGTTGACAAAATCAACCAAACGCTTATTTTAGTAAGTAGTTAAACAAGAAAGGAAAGAGAGGTTTATATGAAAAATTTAAATATTATTGGAGCGTTAGTCTTAATAGGTTTGGCAACCTATATAAATGCCGAATTGACAATTAAAAACACTAAAAGCCTATACAATCTTGAAAAAACTCTAAAACAGATAAATTCGCAAGTTGACAAGACTCTGGCTCTTATAGAGTCTTCAAATAAAGAACTTGTGAAAGTAAGCGGGGAAGTTGCAAGAGATTTAACAATCAAGTAATTTTTTTTATAATAAAGTCAATCAAGCGATTGATAATGTAGAGAGGTGCTTTATGGATTACGAAAAAATATTACAAATTGACCCAAACGATTTAGACGGGGAGCTTATTATGCAACCTGCGAATTATGCCTTTATTGCTCAAAAGGCGATAGAGGCTGAATTGAAATATGAGAAATATAAAAACGATATGGAGGTGTATTCTGCAAAGTTAGACAAGATTATTAGAGAGAATTTTGAAAATGAGGGGAAGAAATTTACTGAGTCTGTTGTAACAAGGGAAATTAATCTTGACCCTGA